TTTCCTTGGAACGGTTGGCATTGTCCAGCTTACCCTTCAAATCACCTAGTTCTGAATCAATGGACTTGACACGCTCGTACACATCATCAGGAAAACTGAAGTCAGGGTACTGCTCAATCAACCCTTTGCTTTCCTGCATCAGGTTGGCCATTCGTGCACGTATCTCAGCAGTCTTCATGACACACACCCCCATTCGCTAATCAACGGTTGCTGCTACTAGCTCTGCATTCAGGACGTGCATACGTCCCAACATCCGTCTAATCTCAGCAGAATCACGCACCACAACCACACTAGCACCTGCTGCCTTACCAGCATCATCAGTTGACACTGAAGTGTCATCTAACAACTTCTGTACACGGTCAGATACTGAGGTAAGGTCTGGTAGCAATCCTGCCAGGATCGTACGGTTAGCCTCAGAGAGAACACGTCCAGCTTTGCCTTCAGCTATTCGTAGCTTAGCTACGTGTTCTACTCTGTCCAGGTATGCAGACATTTGTGCAACCATGCGTGCACCATGATCTGCTAAACGTTCCTTGAATCCCTCCATGCTGCCAGTGGTGTTAGTGTTGGTTGCTGGTTCAAAGGTACCACGTCCGTAGTCAGTACAGAGTGTCTGTGCATCTGATGCATCCCATGCGTCTGCATCAAAGCGTACGTTAGCTGCCTCTGTCTCACCAGTAGCACGTAGCTTACCAGTGACTACGGTGTACTCCAGTCCAAGCGTTTCATGCTTGTGCACGTCACGTTTGAATGAACCATCAACAAATTCTGCTGGACTACGTACTATGTACAGGTGCTCTGTCTTGGTACCGTTTCCTCCTACACCGTTCTTTGCATCTACGGTCAGTGTTGCATCGTTGGCTGCAAAGTTGACAGGTGACCACTCTAGCCACTCACCCTTTAGCAACTCCACAATGCCCGATTCACGGTCATACGAGTCAACCAACACGTAGTATCCAATGGAGTACTTATCCAGAGCACCCATCTTTATGTTACTGAAAGTGTCTCTACCTAGTTGCGTGTCCATATTGAATTGCCCAACAACTCGCAACCCACCTAGCTGCTGTATAACAGCAGGCAGACGCGCGTCATATGGCAACACTTCCTCAGCTTCACGTGTCACACCTATTGGCTGTTCATACATGTTGTGTGACCACAATATCTTAGGTAGCGTTTTACCCTGTGTAGTGGACTGTGCAATGGTGTCTGCAAAGAATCCTGGTCTGATTATCTCACCAGCATAATCAACGTTATTGAAGACACTACAGTAAGCCTCTACCAAGCCTTGTCCGCCAGCATCCTGCAACACCTTTGCACCAATTGCTGGCAACACCTTACGTGCGTACTTCATGTTACGCTGCCTCACTTTCTGCTAGCTCTGCTGCATCTAAGATGTGCCAGAATCTACGCACACAGTTAGGGTGTCCCAACGGTGGAATGCTACGTGCTTCAGCAATCTTGACACGTCTACCGTTCAATGCTGCACACACTGAATCCTGGTCACCATCAGTGATCCGTACACCCACCACAACGTCCGATGCTTTGTACGATTCAATCTGTGATAGATTGGTAGCCTGTGCTAATTCTGTACGTGCTATCTCTAGTGCACGTGACTCAGAGAACACGTACAAATCATTGATACGCATGGCTAGTTCTTCCACTGTTTCATCTAGTTCAACACTGGTGGCAATAGCCTTGGCAACACTGGTGCGTGTATATTCGTTTATTCCCTTAATGTTCAGTGCTGCTGCCTTCAGGTACGTACGCTCATCTGTACCAGTCAACTCGTACCTAGTATCAAGTATGTCCTGTACCACATCATGCACTGCTGTTAGCGTACGCTTGTACCACGGTTCCAACACGCCTTTGAGCGTGTCATAGTCCTGCTGCACACGTGGCCAGTTTATACGTATCTTACGTGCTTTGGATTGGTCTTCAATCTGTGCCACAACAAATGCACGTTGTTCGTTCAGATATGCGTGCACATCATTGGCACACTGACCAATCATCCTGGCACGTATCCTATCAACACTGTCACTAATGTCTTTAGTGCTAGTGGTAGTGGTACGTGCTTTACCTGCACTACTGGTACTGCTACTGGTAACTGTGCTACCGTCAGCGTTGGTAGTGGTAGTAGTGTCGTTACCATCACCTGGAGGCAATGCACCCTGGTTACCTGCTGCTAGTGCTTCTGGTTGATCCTGTACCGTAGCCTTCTTTACGATGTCATCTACTGCTACAGGTATGATACGGCTAGCCAACATGTACATGTCTGTAGGGTACGGTTCCCTGTCACGTTCAGCACGGTACTCGTTGACAGTTAGTGCACCACTCTCTAGTTCTTTTAGTAGGCGGTCAACTTGCTGTGTCTCGTCTTCTTTGAGCACCCTAACGTTTTCATTGTCAAATTCAATGGTAAATGCATCAACATTTGATACATAGTCACTCATCAACTGTGTGTGCAAGTCAGCAGCAATGAAGTTTTGAATAGGTATCACTTTGTTCTCATAGAAGATACGTCGCAATCCATCTACATTGGAGTATGTAGCGTTTTCCAGTCCTGTACCCAACCCTAGCAGGATAGCAGGCGTACCAAAGATTGCTGTGATACGTTCCTCTGGTATGTGCCTGATGGCTGACAAGTCTAGCTTGGTAACATCAGTAGCCATCTGGTCTACTTTGATGGAACCACCTATCACCAGTGGTTCACCACGCCTGTCACCTTGTGTACGGTTCATCACACTAGCCTTGATCTTGTCTGCATCAGCTTGTGTAATCTTTCCCTTCTCGTTAGAAGGGCTGATTATCATACCTGTCACACCTAAGTTACGTAGGATAGTGTGTGTAAACTCTGCTGCTTCCTCATCTGTCACTATCTCACGTAGCAACGCACCTAGTGGTGACAAACCTTTACGTATATTCTTAGGGTCCAGTCCATTACGGAAGTGCAACACATCTTCAGGTGCAACGTTTATCACAGTACCATTAGGTGTGTATTCGTAATGGGATATAAACACCGTAGTGTTGTCATTAGGCCACATAGGTGTGATAGTGTGTGACGGTACCCAGTAGAACTGTACTGGCTTACCTGCACCACTACGCACCTTCAACCAGTATGCGTTACCAAATGCGTAATCTATCATGGTTGCTTTCCATAGCAACTGACCAGAGTAGTAATCATTAGGACGCCTAATACGTTGCACCATTTCATGATTCGGTACGATAACTTCCTGGTCACCAGACAACTGTTTCACCACTATAGGTGACTGTGCAAACGTGGTAGCCAACAAGTCCATAGCTGCATACACAATAGCGTTGTTCCTACCCTCTCCAGCTAACTCACGGTAGTTTATCGTACCGTCACGTGATGAGTACGAACGGTCATACGACCATGTAGTAGTGCGTCCAAAGTTGATGGAAGTAAGCTGCTTGAATCTTTGTGCTACCCTTTGCAACCATGTACGTTTACCAAGGTAGATACGCTCCACCTTGTCACGCTTCTTATAATTAAGTGTGTCTTTACTAATCATTGTTCACTGCCTCTGTCTGCTTGATAGAAGACTAGTGGTCGTTCCTTCTTTACTGCATCACTACCTAGATACGCAGTGCATGTTTTGAAATGTTCGTTTACCACAGTAGCATTAGGGAACTCACCAAACTTTGTGCCACATGTACCACACTTGTAGTACACCACTTTGTCTGTGTTAAGGTTGGTGCTCATTAGTCGTCACCCATCACTGCAATACGTTGCACTTCAGGATCAACCATCAGGTACGTATAACCCCATACTTCAGCATCTAACCTATCAGGGCTAGGCATTCCTGGTTGCCACTCGCACAACTGGTCTTCCAACTGTGGGAACAACCCCATATGGTGCCCTCTACCTTGTGCAAAGATGTTGCTAACAGGCTCTGCACGTGTCTTCTTACCTTTTGATGCATGCACCAACACTACAGGTACATTAGGGTCAACAGCATGTATAGCTGCTTTCACCAATGCACCACCCTGGTTAGCTTCAGCAACTATAGAATCAGCACCATACCTGTAGTATGCAGTCACTGCCTGTGTACACCACTGCAATGGAGTACCACGCATGGACATGTCATCCAGGGTATAACCTTCTGATTCTAGGTCACCCTTTATACCTGCACGTCCCACTACTACAATGCCTGTTTCAGATTGCTCTGTATCGTATTCTAGTCTACCCTCGTTACGTATTTCCTTAGCTGTTAGATCAGCTACCATTGGGTCTACTGCAATTACTATTTCATCTAGATCAGGTGTACGATAGACTCGTGTTTCATCTAGCTTAGCACGTGTCCATAGTGAATAAGGATTATCGTCTAGTACTCTACCCTCTAGCTCCTGTAGTCCTGTTCTGGTACCACGGTACATTCTAATGATGTCATTGGCCCATGATTCAGCTAGATTCTCTACGTTAGCGTATGTGGAATCAGTAGTAACTATTGTGGTGTTAAGGGCTAGTATATCTTTTACAAGCTTTGTTGGTCTTGGTGTGGTAGTCACCACAATCTGTGGATCATCACCTAAACGTAGTGCCAACATTACGTTGTCCCACGTTTCTTTACCGTATCGCCAACTAGCTAGTTCATCACCCCATGCTTTATGGAACTGTGGCCCACGTACACTGTCTGGTTCATCTGCCGAACGCAACAGTGCCTGTGCACCATTGGGCCATGTCAACCTACGCTTACTAGGTTCATATTCAGGACGCCATTGCTTTGGACTAACTGACAATATACCTGACTGACCTTCTATCATCGTATCTCTGACATCGTATGCTGTTCTACCTATGATTAATATACGCTCAAAGTCTTTAGCCCACTTCTTAACTACGTTAGCACCTGTCCACGTTTTACCTGATCCTCTGCCACCCTTCTGGAACCAACACCGCCACGTACCTTTAGGCATTCTCTGTGTAGGACGTGCCCAAAAATCATAGTCATACTTCAACTTGTATGCTTCAGACATATCAAGTGAACGTATCATGTCAGCAATTTCTGTAAGGGTCATAAACTTACGTAGATCATGGAACGTAAGCTTACGTGCAATCGTTTCGCCGATTGATACTGTCACGATGCAGTACCACCAACAGATTCATTGTCGTTATACAATGCCTGCTGTGCAGCTTCACGTTTACCCATCTTTTCTAGGCGTTCCAGCATACTATCCTTAGCAGCAGCAGCATCATCAGTGTCATTGTCTGTAATCTTTTCCTCAAACTGTCCAGCAAGATTGGTGAATGCTGTGAGTGTTGCAGCGTAGGTGCGTCCCAAAGCATCAGCAGGCATATCCTCCATAGCTACTTGCATCACAGCATCCATTTTGATAAGGGTAGTAAAGCTACTCATCATCAACCGTGCACGCATCATGGTGCTAAGTGCACGTGTATTACGTATGGCTACTGCCAGTACGTATTCTTCAGTTATCCCTAGACAAGCACTCACACGCACAGGTATG